AAGCCTCCTCTGTCTGTTTGCGGTAACTCATAGTTTCCTGATTGCCAGCGATTGCACAGCGTTGGTTTTCTTGGTTGTGTGCCAGTCTTTTGGAATCTTGCGCCGCAAATAGGTCAGCATATCGCGCGTCTCCATGTTGAATGCCATGCGCAAGCCTTGGCGCGCTCCTGGTATGTTGCCGCTTTCTTTGCTGCCATGAACGCCACGAGCAAATGGCTTGAGCGCACCAACGCGGCGCTCTGGTCTGCCTTCGCCTTTAGGTTGGCCAATCTGAAATTTCTTTCGGTTGCCTCTGACGCTGCGCGGTGGCTTGATATATGGCCCAATATCGCTAGCAGTTCCTAACCATGCGGCAGCCATAAAACCGCGACCTTTTTGGCGGTGCGCAATAGCCGTTGCAACGGCGGTTTTCATTGGCTCGCCCCACATGCCTTTTTTGCCTTTTTTGCCTCTGTAATAGTTGGTCAAGATGGCCGCCACTGGTGCGCGTTTGCCTCGCTTTGAATTGCTTGGTTGAATCTTTGCGGCGCGCATCATGTCGCGCTTGATTTTTTGGTTGGTGACCTTTGGCGTTTTGCCTACCGCCTTGAGCGCAATGTTGAACGAGCGCTTGTTGACTTCGTTCGTGAAACTGCGTCCGCTGTATTTTAAATAGGCATCAAGAACGCGGTTGAAGCGCTGCGTGTCAAAATCAACATTGATTCCGCTGGCGTTCATTGCTTTTTCATGAGGCCAAGCTCAAAGCTCGCATCATTGGTTAGCACTTGCTGAATTTTGAACCGTTTGCCACCCTTAGTGAGCGTGGCGCCCACAATTGGCTTGATGCCAGCATCAGCCCACTGCTTGCGGTTAGAGGTCAAGGTTAGGTCATAGCCTTCCAAGATGCCGCCGTCTTCAAGCTCTTTGGTCTCAGTGTTGCCGCTCTCAACGCACCGCAACACGTTGCCATGGTAGTCAAACACACTGCCGGCGGTGCGCTCCAGGTCCACCTGTTGCTCGTATAAAAACCGCGAACGATGATGGCCTTGGTCGATGATGTATTGCTCTTGAAAATTGGTGTGCGGCACTGGGTTTTTATGCTCCACACTGTGAAAGCAATCAGTGCGCGTGATGCCGCGCCCATCTGGCACGTTCAAGGTGATGGTGTAAACGTCTTCCCATTCGCCGCTTTCGTTTGTTCGCTGCACCGTGTAAGCCGCCGCATCATATTGCGCAGCATCAGCGGTGACGCGGATAATCACGTTACCAGCGCCAAATGTGCCACCTTCGCCAATCGTTGTGAACGTGGTTGGCGTATTGTGCGCGGCAGTCTCATAGAGCCAGCCTGAGCGCGTGTTGATTATGCGGTTGTTGGCCATTTAAAAAACCCAGGCGAGCAGTTGCCCGCCGCGCCTGGGTGTGGGTGTGGTGACCTAGCGAACGGTGGCAGCAAATTAGGCGCTGGCCTTTTTCTTGGCCTTGGCTTTTGGCGCGGATACGTCAACCTTGAGGTCGGCGCGCTTCCAATAAGGTGGCTTTCTGTAAACACTAACGCCGCTGTATTTTCCAGACGGGTTTTCGCGTTCAGCAATAAAGGCAGCCTTGCATTTGTCGGCGTCACCCATAGCGATAAGCTCAGGTGAACCGTCAGGCAAAAATCCTATCGTGAATGAAGTCTTGAATATCATGGTTTTGTTATTGGTCGGTGATTCTGATAAGGGCGTTTTGGTTGCCAATTGAGCATCCGTAGAGGATGCCAACTGTTAGGAACCATTTGCCCAAAGTTGGGTTATAAAATTTGCGTGTCTGAAATGGCAGTCCCGTCCTTGGCTCTATGTTGTCTATGACCTCTGTGTTTCCATAAAGCGGGCGCGCGATTTGCCGCGCTGCAATACATAGAGCGCTTGGGTGGCAGTAAAAGCCTTGCAGGTTGTTGCTGGTCGGAATGTCTTGATATTCGGCCACACCAAAACCGTGAATGGTTGACAGCTCGCCCTCTTGGATTGGCTGCGCTGTGCCGTAGGCGCTGGCATCAATGATGCCGCCGTCTTTGCTAAGGCTTGCCGTGTAAGACGGGTTGAGCATGACGGTTCTCAGCGACCGTGGGCAACCATTGGTTGTCAACGTGCTGGCGGCGTCTGCCAAATCATCACTGTCGTAATTGGCGGCAGTCCTGACTTGGGAGGCGCTAAAGGCGGCGGGCGTGATAAGGCCAAGCAAATCTTCGGCGACCGCTTTTGCAGTGGCATCTATGGCAGGGCGCAAAAAGGTGCGCTCTAGAATGGTCGGGCTCTTGAGTTTTGAAATCTCAAAATCAGTAAACGCCATCGAGAAGCCCTTGAACTTGTTAAGCTCAATCTCAATGGCCGTGCTTGTTACATCGCTGGCGCTGTAGCCAGTAGACAAGTCTTTAACTGTGACCGAAGAGGGAACGCGGGTCACTGTGCGGTCGCCGCGCTCCCTGACTTCGGTTGAGAAGTTGCGACTCACAAGCGAAAAGGCGAAAAAGTTGGAGGACAACAAGTCGAGCATTTGCTCGCTTACTGCTTCCAAATAGACGCCGCTTGAGAGTGCGTTTGCCATATTATTGCCTTACGCGGACTTGATGCGTTTCAATGCGGCACCATTACCCTTAGCCACACCGTAGAGAACACCCATGGACAAGTAGTGCTTGCCGGCGGTGTTGTCATACCAAGTGCGAAGCTGGATAGGCAGCCCAGTGGATGGGTCAACGATGTCGGAAACCTGCACGCTTCCATCTGTAGGCGCGGCGGGCTGGCGAGCGGCCAAACACAGCGCAGATGGATGCAGCGCGATGGCGGCAAGGTTCTCGCTGTTGGTTGGAATGCCGGTGTATTCGTAGAGGTTGAAGCCATGCACGCGCTGGGCTGCGTTCTCTTGCACGCCGGCTGGGGTGCCGTAGCTGGAGGCATCCTGCACGATGGCATCCTTTTGGATGCTGGCGTAATAGGAAGGCGGCAGAATCAACGCGCGCTCGCTCTTAGGGCATTTGGCGGTGGTCAAGTCGGCTGCCAAATCAGCAACTTCGTCAACGTCGAAGTTGGCGGCAGTGATGACCTCGTTGGCGCTAAAGTTTGCGTTTAGCACCAGGGCGAGCAAGTCGTCCATTACGGCGTCAAGGGTGACTTCCAGAGCAGGCGCCAAGAACACGCTGGACAACCAGTCGAAGTTGCCAGCCTTGCTGACTTCCATGTCAGTGAAAGCCATGCTGTAGCCCTTGAATTTGTTCAAGGTCACGGTGACGGCGGTTGAGGTAACATCCGTTGCAGCATAGCCGGTCGACAAGTCGCTGGCGGTCATGCTGGAAGGCACGCGAGTGGTGACAGACTCCCCAGCGCCGCTGATATCATCGCTGAAATCGCGAGAGAATGCGCGGAGCGGGTGGAACTGAGTTGAGAGATAATCAAGCGACTGTTCGCTAATTTGGGCAATGTTAATGCCCCCAAGTGTATTGGCCATTTGTTATAATCTTTCTTTGATGTTTTTGAGGTAGAAAGCGCGGCGCTCTTGGCGGTCTTCAATGGCATTGTATTGATGCCATAGAGTCTCCATGTTTGCCTCTGGCGCCGGCTCTTCGGTTGCTTCCTCAACTGGGGCTTCAACGCCTACGCTGGCCGCGATTTCCACGGCCTTGTCAGCGGCGCTCTGCTGTGCCTCCTCAAGAAGTAGATTGGCTTCTTCAAGCAGCTTGATTTTGCTCTCAAGTGCTTCAATGTCCTCGGCGTGTTGTGCGCCAAGTTTGGCGATTTCTTCGGCGTGGCTTGCTGCCGCGCCTTCAATCTCTGCCTGCAAGGTTTTATTTGCCTCGGTGGCGGCTTCCAGTTTGCCTGATAGGCTGGTCAGCTCGACGTTGGCTTTAACTAAATCAAGGATGGTTTTCATTGGTTCTATTGGTGATTGTTTAAAGGTTGGTCATTAGGGCGATGACATCGTTTAGGTCGTCCACAACTCCATCTGCTAGGCCGGCCTCAATGGCTTCCATGCCCTCGTATACCTGGCCGGTCATTGATGCGTCTGGCACGTTGCGCTTGATGTTGATATCGCCCTTAAATCGCTCGTGCCATTTGTTGACGTTTGCTTGCAAGCGCTCGCGTGCTTCGTCGCTCAGTGGCTTGAAGTCGGCGTAATCAAGTTTGTTGTCGCCAGCGGCGATGGCGTTGACTCTCAGCCCTTGGTTGCGCAGATATTCGCTTTGGTCCAGCAGGGCGATATAAACGCCCACGCTGCCCACCTCGGCGCTCTGACTCAAAAGCACATTGTCGGCCTGGCTTGCTATCCAGTAGGCCGCACTTGCGGCGGTGCCTTCCGTGTAAGCAACAAGCGGCTTTTCAACGCGGCGCATCTTGGCGGCAAGCTCTGGCAAACCCGTAATGGTGCCTCCAGGTGAATCAATGTGCAGCAAGATGGCGTTTACATTCGGGTTGGCATCTGCCTCGGCTAATTGGGTGGCAATGTCGTCGTAGTCGGTCATCCCGAACATCAGCTCCCAATCGGTGAGCATTTTGCCCAGGGGTCCGTGGATGTGGATGATTGCAATGCCGTCTACCTCTTCGGGCGTTGGTGGCTCGTATGGCCCGCCGTCCTCTTCGTCGTAGTGATACGCATGGGCGGCCTCCACGAGCGTGGAATGATAGTCTGGGCGGATGGCCC